GAGGAGGCCAAGCGCCGCAGGGCGTGCGCTGGCCTCTTTCAGCCAGTCAAACACGATCCCCTTGTAATTTGCGGCCATAGAGCGGCTAATCACGTCGATCATGGCTTCCTCACCGTATTCCTCCGCGGCTTTCGTGATCTGCGTAACAAGGCTTTGCAGGCCGACAGGCTTATACTCCTCCCGTCGTTCGCCCTTGTACGCAACCCATTTTTCAACTGCTTCGCGCAGCGTGGGGGGAAGGGGGGAAAGAATACTGTCCTTGTCCATGTCCATGTCCTTTTCCTTTGTCCTTTTCCTTTGTCCATAGCTTTTTTTGCTTTCCTCGGAAAGCATTTGCTTTTTTTGCTTTTCGTTGCTTTCGTCAAAAGCATTTGCTTTTTCGGATTCAGGCCGACCGCCCTGCTTTCCTGCCTCGCTTCTGGACGCGGAGATGGCTTTTTGAGCCGCTACGGATTCGTCAATGTCCCGTCGAATCGCAGGCCAAATGAAACGCTCACTCCCGCTGAACTCTGGCTCTGCTCCCGACTCGCGATAATCCATCGCGGCCAGCACCAAGCGCCCCACCTCAGCAGCACTGTACGCCTCGAAATAGCTCCTGTAACTCAGCCACAGCTTGACGTATTCCTTTTTATCTCCCATCCGTCAGCCCTCAGAACGGCAGGTCGTCGTCGCTTTCGTCAAGCTGTTTGAACTCCTCTGCGCTGGCCGGTGCAGCCGTTACAAAGGATTCTGCCTTGCTGGGCTTGAGATACCGGATACAGTCGCGCGTCACACCGTCATTGCCCTCAAACGGCTCCATGTGCAAAATGCAGTTGCGGCCTATCAGATCGTCAAGTTCAAAATCTGTGCCCGGCTCAATGCCAAGCGCGTTTGCATACTTGCCGATCTTGTCAGCGTCGTACTCGCCGGTGTCGCGGTCGGGCCAGAAGTTCTTGAAGATGTGCTTCTTCTGGTATTCCTGCTCGACGTCCTCACGGACAACGAAATCGAACTTGATGCACTCATTTCCGTTCTTCGTTACGCTGTAGCCGCACGATTTCAAATAGCACTCATAGTCGCCAGCCTTCATCAGGCCGCCATCATTCTTTACTGCCTTAAATCCCATCTACTTTGTCCATCCTTTCAGTGTTCATTTCCCAATGTGTAAAATAATCGTTGATATATCCATTTGCCAAAAGCCAGTTGATAAAGTGGGAGATCGTATCTTCGATAGGCTCGAAATCGCCGCGTCGGTATGTTTCCGCGTAGGTGCTTGTTCCGTCGAAGATCAGATATGTAAATTTCGACGCGCCGGGTAGCAGATGCAGATACATCGGGTGCTGCGGGCTGTGCAGGTACTTGCCGTATTCGTACCGCTGTACACGCTTGATATCGTAGATGATTCCGGCCTTTACGTAGTCGCAGACGCCGTATAACTGGAAATCCAAGCCCGCCACACGAAGCCGTCCGGCAACCGGCACTTGCGGTTGACCTCCTGTACAGATACGGGAAAACTTTGCTACAGCCCGGTCGTATTTCTCGCTGACAGGCTCAATTGGTACGCCAGCAACCGTGCTGTTGATCGCCGCCTCGAAGTCAATGCCAGCCTGCATCGCCTGCGTTGTTTCCTTCTCTTCACGCCGAAGCGTGGAGAGGAAGGAGGACAGCGCCGCGTCCGCATACGCATCATCCGCATCAAGAAAGTGCTTCCAGCTGCTCAGCAGGCTTTGTGTCAACCAATACATAGGCCCCAGCCTCCTTATCGTATTTCAGCCCAAGCTCTTTGCATTTGCGCTTGAATTCTGCGCCGAGTTCTGCCGCGCTCGTCAGCGCGTGCTCGATCTTTGCAAGCCCTTCTCGTGCTTTGAGCGCTGTTTCGGGGTCGCCGACAAGGGCGATAAAGGCGCGCCCGGATTTCATTGCTGCGTCGTAGGCTGCTTTCTCACCGTTGTAGATTGCGGCCTGCGCATTGATATCCTCCTGCGCCTTACGGAACAGATCTGTTAGGAACGTGGACTTCTGGCCGGGCTTGAGTTCCGGCAGCTGCATCACGCCGCGCACACCGAAGCAGCCTTTTGCAAAGTATTCGTCTGTCGGTGTAAAGCCGATCATGCGCTTGTTGCCCATCATGAACATATAGCCGCCGAAGTCCGCAGGCGTCCAGACGATATCTTTTGCGCCGCCCTCGCAGGAAAGGCGCGTCTGGATGGTGTCGCCCTTCTGCTGTTCCGTCGTGTGGAACACCACGATCAAATGCTTCCTGTCATTTGCGCGGATCTGGTAACACAGCCGGTCGAACTCGGATTTGATCACGCCGTACATGGCGCGCCCATCCTTCGTGGCCTTGCTGTCCTGCTTCTTTGCCCAGTCCTTCATCAGCTGTACCAGCATACCGCCGGTATCGATCACGACGGACTCAGCCGCCTTGTATTCGTCGGAGTCCATATCGCCAAGCATTTCTTCGTAGGATTCCACCACAGACGTCACGCCGCGCTGCTCCGGCCTGACGCGGGCAATGCCATTGTCCGTGTCGAACAGAAACGGCTTCGGGGCCGAAAGGGCCAGTGTCGTCTTGCCCAATCCGGGCTGCCCGGAAATGATGCACATGAATTTCTTGTTGCTGAAATCCAGTTCAGCGGGTTTCTTGATTGCCATTTACCTTACCTCCTCAAATTCACCGTTCTTCAGCCGATACCAGGTATCGGCCTTGATCTTCTCGCCGTCGACAATTGCCGCCTTGACAGCAATAATCGGATGTGCCTCCCCGTCCCATTCGCCGCGCTCGACACAGCAGATCGCGCAGCCAAGAGCACCCATTGCTTTACACTCATATCCAGCTGCAAGAGCAACACCGGCTTTGCCCGTGGCCGATGCTGCGCCCTGATTGCCTGTGGCATGATTCTCTTTTTCGGCGTTTGCGCGCTTGATCGCGTCCTCAAATCCGATTTGGTTCTTGACATATTCGATCTGCGCTTTCACGAGGCCGGGAACGCCAATCTCAGCTTTCAACGTCATTTTTTCGCGACGATTTTACTATCATCCGATTCACGCTCGTCAGTTACTTCTTCGGCATCTGCCTCAAAGTACCGGCTTGCATTCGGTGCGTAGTGGTTCAGCACATCGATAGGCTGCTCGCACGCGTGCAAACCTGCTTTGCATAGGTGCGGTTCACCGTCAAAAACAGCGGTTTCGCCCAGCGCGTATTGCATTCCACGGCATTTCATTTGCCTGTCTGTCCCTTTGTAAACTTTCATGTTTCCTCCTTATGCCGTTTTCTGCTCAAATCCCAGTGCCCCGGCCAGTTCCGATTCGCTGTACTCATCCTGCACATAGTCCCCGAAGCACTCCGTATGTACCAGCACTCCGTTGCAGCAGAAGCACTCAGTTCCTTCATAGATGTCTTCCCGGCAGTATGCGCACTGGCCGACAATCTTCGGTTCCGGTTCGTCAATGCCGAGATAGAGGTTCTCACCATCGTATCCCACGGCGTTTCGCCTCCTTTTCCAAGAGCTTTTCGCACAGGCTCTGCACGCTTGCACAGTGCATAGCCTCGCAGAGCTGCTGCAGAACTTCTGCGCCGCCGTCCGTCAGCCGGAAATAATACCGGTTCGTCTTCTTCCGGCGATCTGCGCGGTTCTTGGGCGCGTCCAGCGCCTTGATCGCCGCAGCTGCCTCCGGAACAAGCTGCACGCCGTATTTCTCCGGCGCTTCGCACTGAGAAAGCAGGCATTTGTTGAACTTCGGGTAGTCGGCCCGATGTACCGCGTCTACACAGGCTTTCGCACCATGCCGGACGCGGGAATCCGTTAAACTTGACATAGGTTCCTTTCTGCCCTATAATGAGGGCGACAATCGTTTTCCTTTCGGCCTCTGTCGCGTTGCCGCGCGGCAGGGGTCATTTCTTTATGCCAGCCCGTACAGCAGCGCTACGAGCGCGACGAAGCCAGTCACGACGCATTCATACGTCATTTCCGCCGTCCCGGCCATTGCGGCCAAGATCATTGCTGCGCCGCTCACCCAAAGGCACAGGCCCTTGACGATCCGCCGCGCCGCCTTGCGGGCCTCCGCTTCTTCCCA